AGATCGCCGATCATGACGGGCGCTTCGGCCGCAATCTTGGCATCCGTTATGCGCAGCCGCTCGCCCGTGGCGGTATCGTTGATGCCTTCCGCCGTGCTGAACAGGTTGATGCCGGAGATCGGATCGCGGCTCCAGATCGTCACGCCGCCAGCGTCTTTGAGCACGACCTTGTAGTTTTCGCTCGACAGGTAGATGGGGCCGAACCGGCCGGCCGCGTCCGCCACCACGGGGTTGGCGTTCGCGCTGGACAGCGATTCCTCGCTGAACGTGTCAAGAGGCGTCGTTGTCCCGGACTCATAGAAGTAGAGCCCGGCGCCGGAAATGGGCTGGCCGTCGTTGTCGAGCGCCTGGGGGACGATATCAGGGTAGAGTGCCACTCATTCCTCCATCGCGCCAGCCGCGCGCAGCCTGGCCAGCAGCGTATTGAAGTCGGCCTTGAGGCCGGCTACGTCGGTCGCCGTCGAGTCCGCCAGCGCAGGCATCTTCAAGACAGTGCCGGGGCGGGCCGTGGCCGCGCCGGAGAGGCGGTCGAGTATCTCGGTAAAGAATAGGTGCCCTTCCTGGTCGAGGAAGCGGACCAGGGCTTGCGGGATGCGCCCGAACCGCCGCTCAACCAACGCTTACCTCGACATCCGTATAGCCGCCGACCAGGCCGCGAATGACCGGATCGCTGATGGTGATTTCGATGACGCGCTCGCGGAACTGGCCCATGCGTGTCCAGATGGCCCTGTTCTCGCACTCGCCCTTCTTGCCAAAGCCGCGCCACAGCTCGTTGGACCAGGTTTTCCCGCCGTCATCCGACCATCGCAGCACCGCTTGCGGGTCGCTGCCCTGGCCGCTGGTGAGGCCCACGCCGCGCAGCACGTCCAGCTCGAAGCGGTTCATGACCACAAGCTCGCGATCGGCCTGCACCAGTGTCGTGGTCGCGATGCAGCGGATCGGCTTTCCCGCGTCGGTCTGGAAGGCCCGGCTTGCCTCGAACAGCGCCCCGGTGTCGCAGCAGCTCATGATGTGCTTGCCATAGACGTAGGCATGGCGCAGCACGCGCCAGGTTCCGAGGGGGGCGTTCTCGGCGGTCTGTGATTCCCACCGCAACCATTCATCCGTGGTGGCGTCATGGACCCAAGTTGCGCGGCCTGGGAAGGTGAGGACGTAGAAGCTATGGCCTTCCATGGTGAAGCCGAAGGCGACCGCTTGCGATGGCAAGCTGTAGGATTCGATTTCGGCCTCGACGATGTGCGTCGAGACCCGCGCCGCCCGGAAGCCATCGTTGCGGAAAACCATTACGCCGCCTTCGGGGCCGACGCCGAGCCAGAAAATCGAGTTGTCGAGCCGGACAACCGATTCCGCCGCCAGCAGGCCGCGCTCGATCTGCCCGCCGGCCACCGGCTCGAAGGGGAAATCCGCGTTGCCGGAGTTCCACCAGATTTCAATGTCGGATGACTTGAAGAACAAAATCACCTGGTGATCCACAATCGCTCCCAGCAGGTCGTTGGGCGTGGTCTCCGCGGTGGCGAACTCTAGCGAATCGTAGCTCTTGCCGTCGTACAGCCCGGATATGAAGAACTGCCGGCTGCGCGCCTTGATCCAGATGAAGTAGCCCTTGAGAAAGACGACATCAATCACGTCGCCGAAGGCCTCATCCACGATCTGCTCAAGCGTCAGGCCATCGTAGATGTAGCCGTTCTCGCCGGCCGCGATGGCAAGCTGGGTGCCGTTGTCGGCCATCTTGACCGTGCCCTCGCCCGCCACCTGGCCCAGCAGGAACGGCACTCCGGCGGCGTCGATGCGGTAGACATCGGGCCCGGACACGACAAAATGCGTCTCGTTCATGACGTGCTGCCCGCGCACCGGGCCGTTGCCAGCGATGGAGAAGATGTCGAGCCCCGGCCGCGCCAGCAGGGTAAAGGGCTCCTTGGCCTGCCGGGCCGTCCGCTCCGGGAAATAGTTCACCAGCCGTTGCGCGGCCAGCGGCCTGGCGAGCGACTTGTAAGCCTGGGTGCCGAAGGGGACCGGGAACATATCAGCGGAAGCTGCGGTTGTTGGCCGACATGCGCCGCAGCGCCGGGTCGACCGACGCCTCACGGGGCTTGATGACCTGGTTCTGAATGTTGCGGCGCTGCCGCTCGGCCTCCATGACGGTCAGTTCCGAGACACGGCCGCCAAACTCATCCGCCAGCTCGATCGCCAGCATCAGCCGCGCGCCCTTCTCGAAGCCGTCCGGCAGGGCGACATCATCCGTCAGGACGAGGTCGGTATGCCCACTCAGGAGGCCGTCGATCGACCAGGCGTGCAGCATTTGATTGAACCGCTTGAGGCCATCCGCCGCGTCCTCGGCCGACAACTCTTGCGATGACGCGATGATCTTCGCGGTACGGGCCGCCTGCGTGACCATCTCGCGCGCCGTGGTCACGCCCGCGTCTCCCGCTCCGGCCTGCCGGGCTTGGGCGCGGGCTGGCCGGCCGCCAGCTTCTTGGCCTCGAAGTCCGCGACGGCCTCCTGGCGGCTGCGGAACCAGACCTTCGGGTCGGCGTAGGCTTCCTTCATGTGGTTGAACAGCCTCTTCTCCGTCGTGCCGTCCTCGAGACAGCGGGCCAGCCAGATGCGCGTGTCGCCAGTTGGGCGGTGGCCTTTCTTGGCCTCTTGCTCCCGGACCATCGCGATGTACAGATCTCGCTGTGTCTTTTCGGTCTCGCTCATTGTCGCCTTCTCCTTATTCAGCCGCTCGCAGGGCCGTCTCGGCCGCCTGCTTCATGCGGAACCTGTGCCAGTTGCCGCGCCAGACCTTCTTGCCGCAGTGCCCGAAGTCGATATCAGGCTCGGCCCAAAGCTGGCCGCCGATGGCGCGCCAACGCTTGCAGAACTGCACGTCCTCGCCCCACCACTTGCCGTCCTCGATATCGCAGGAGAACAGGCCCCACATCTCGGCCTCGCGGTCGCCCAGCCCCTTGCCGACGAAGCGCGTCTCCGGATAGGCCTCGATCATGCGCAGGATGGCCTCGCGCTTGATGCAGAGGAAGCCGCCCGGCAACATGACCATTTCCAGCATGCCGTCGCGGCCCAGGTGGTAGCCGTCGCTGCTCATCACGAAGCCCGCCGGGTAGCTCTCTTCATCGATCTTGAACGGGTACAGGCCGCCGATGATATCGACATCGCGCGCCAGCATGCGCGGCACCGCCGCGGCGTCCCACTCGAGATCGTCATCGAGACAAAACAGGTGCGTGCAGGGTGTCTCCAGGAAAGCCGCGACCAGCACGTTGCGGGCCAGCTCGACGTAGCAGTTGCCGCGCAGCGTCAGGCGCCGGCTCTCGATGCCGATCAGGCGCAGAACCTCTTGCGTGGTGGCGAGCGAGGTCAGGTAGCCGTCGTAAGGGTCCTGCGAGTAGGTCGGCGTGGCGAATGCGACGTTGAAGCTCATTTGCGGCTCCTGAGGGCAAACTTGGCATGCAGCCCGTCGTCGTGAGACTCAAGAACCTCGAAGTCGGCCGCATAGTAGAAACGGAAGTCGGTCATCGGAGTGATGCCGACTTGGGCGGCGTACTGCTGCTGATCGAGGAAGGTGAGGCAGCACAGCGGCAGGACCCTGGTGTGCGAAGGGTCGCCAAAGGCCCACTCCGAGGTCCAGGACGGCACGACGCCAAAGAACAGCCCACCAGGCTTCAAGAGCCGGTGAAAGTCGGAAAACTGATCAAAGAAGAAGCGCCAATCGCCCTGGCGGCCGACGTGTTCCAGGACGTGGTAAGCATGGATTTCGTCGAACTCGTTGCCATCGAACGGCAGCGGGATATCGGCGAGATCGTGCAGAACGTCCGGCTTGTGGTCGGCGTTGTGGTCAAGCGTGGTGAGATCGGACCATTCCGAATCGCCGGCCAGGCCCATGAATTTGGTCCGGCTCCTGCCACAGCCGATAAGGAGCTGCCGGCGAGGAGCGGCCGAAGCCGCCCCCTGCCGTAGTAGGGCTTGCCCGTTCATGCGACTGCGATGGCGCCGAGGTTCTTCAGCGCCGTGACGACGGCATTGAGGCCGTCGACCACGGCCTGCGCCTGAGTCGTGTTGGTGAAGCCGAAGCTCACCGTCGAGTTGGTCGCGATCGTGGTCGAGACCAGCGGGATGGTGGCTGCCTGCACGACGGGATCGAAACCGTAGAGGCTGATCTTGTCCGTCGCGCTCTGGCCCATGCTGACTCCGTCAGGACGGGCATCCGACAACTGCTTTACCGTCATAGTAGTGATCTCCTGGATTAGGCGCCGGTGCCGT